CTTAGTGCGATCAGCACCTTGGAGTTGGACGCCGGTGTGGGGATACCCTACATCGCTCATGGACAGCCCACCCACAGAGGTTGGGTTGAAGATGATAAGCTAAGTCCAATTTTAATGCAGTTAGTGTATAATCGGCTTGAAAGATTAGCCATCACTGACTTTGAAGATTTGTCGCCTGAACAATTAGTTCTCAAAGGATTGTGCGACCCGATCCGAGTTTTCGTGAAAGGGGAGCCACATAAGCAGGCGAAACTTGATGAGGGGCGCTACCGCCTCATCATGAGTGTGTCACTAGTTGACCAACTGGTAGCCCGGGTTCTATTCCAAGATCAGAACAAAAGAGAGATAGCTTTGTGGAGAGCTGTCCCGTCTAAACCCGGATTCGGTTTATCCACGGATGAGCAGGTGGAAGATTTCACTGCTTGTCTTGCAAGGGAGCTAGGCGCTACACCCCACGAGGTGATAACAAACTGGAAGGATTATTTAGTGCCTACTGACTGTTCCGGTTTCGACTGGTCAGTCGCCGATTGGATGCTCGAGGATGATATGGAAGTGAGGAATCGACTCACTATACAGAATACAGAGCTGACTCGCCGCCTTCGGGCCGGTTGGTTGAAGTGCATAAGCAATTCAGTGCTGTGCCTTTCCGACGGAACCCTTCTTGCTCAGAAAGTCCCTGGAGTACAGAAAAGTGGGAGCTACAACACTAGCTCCTCAAACTCAAGAATCAGGGTAATGGCCGCATATCATTGTGGAGCCAGCTGGGCCATCGCAATGGGAGACGATGCGTTAGAATCTCCAAACTCCAACCTAGAGGAGTATAAAGATCTGGGTTTTAAAGTCGAGGTTTCAGGAAAACTGGAATTCTGTTCGCATATATTTGTGACTCCTGTCCTCGCCATCCCGGTAAACATCAACAAGATGTTGTACAAATTGATTTATGGATATAATCCGGGGTGTGGGAACTTGGAGGTAGCAGTCAACTACTTCCGGGCTGTCTTTGCTGTGCTCAATGAGTTACGGCATGACCCCTTTCTAGTTTCCCGTTTACGTCAGTGGCTCGTACCAGTCGAGGCACAAAACAATCTTTCAGAGTGTTTTGTGCAACATATATCTAACCACTAGACGTTGACCATAGCCAGGCATACATTAGTTGCAAGCACTGGAATTGAA